AGAAGGGCCGGCATAAATCTCGACCATCAACAACTTAGGTAATTCTTCGAGATTTACTTTTCACTGCAATTTGCTAGGATATCCTCATGATGAAACTCACCACCAAGCTCGCTAACGGTCGTCTCAAGGTCAACAAGGCTGCGGTTATCGCCCGCCTCAAGAAGCTCCGTAAGGAGCGCAAGACCGATGCCGACCTTCCCGGCCTCCTGCCTGTCTCCGACCGTGAGGTCGCCCGTGAGGCCACCGAGATGACTCGGTACAACGCCGATCGCTTCATCAACACCTCCGATGAGTAACTCGTATTTCCCGGTTGACCCGTCAGACGCTCGAATCGACGACCCGCACCAGTCCTGGTCGTCACGTAACCGATACACCAATGAAGATGAATACCTCCACGAAAACCATCCGGCCGTTGACCACGCTGAAGAGCCGGTCTGCCTTCACGAGCGGGGCGATTAACCTCGGTTCCTCGGTGCACACCGTTCGAGCCGGCAAGGGCAGTTACCGTCGTCGGGATCGTTACGTCACCCTCTGGCGCCATGATCACGATTGATGTCGTCGGCGCCAGTTCAAAATCCACGAAGCGGCTTCTTGAGGAGGCCGCTTCCTTTTATTTTAGAAAACTTCTCGGCCGGAAGTCGCGGCCGCCAGTGCTTCTTACAATTCGTCTCCGGAAGAACCTGCTGCAGAAGGCTGGAGCCAAGGCTGACTGTTTCCTCATCCAAGACGAGGATGAACTGTATGAGTACGAGGTCAGGATCGATTCTGGGATGAATCTGGGAGCCATCCTGCGCTGCCTGGCACACGAAATGATCCATGTCAAGCAGTACCTCACGGGCGAAATGAAAGACGACCAGGGCGCTTGGTTGACCACCTGGAAGAAGAAGACGGTGGACACTCGGAAGGTGGACTATTACGATCTGCCCTGGGAGATTGAGGCTCATGGACGAGAACTCGGTCTGTACGAGGCCTTTGTGACCCACAAGAGATACCAAAAGAAGAAGTGGTACCGAGATATGGATTTCGCATGATAAATATCATGCATGGCAACACTTTCGACCACATCGCCAGGTGGAATGGCGAAATACGCTGCACCTCTTATCGATGCGGTAACCGATTCAATGCGCACTGGCACCCCGCTAGGGGCCGGAGGCCAGCAGGTAGTAATTCGTAACGTTGCCGAGAATATCGAGACTCTCAATTTATGGCTAAAACTGGCGACGAACAGGAGTACAGAAAAAGAAGCCATTCAACTAGAACTAGTCACTTCTAGAAACGATAAGATCAAAATCGCCAGGCTTGATAAACCTAAAAAGGGAGCTGGTGGCAATCGCGGTGATATTGCGGAAGGGATCCTGGGAGCTGCGATCGCAGCACGGTTCATCAACAAGAATCGTCCTATAGAACGCCGCGATATCCACGAAGTGATCAAGCGGATGAATGGATCCGGCTCAAGGCGAGATACTCAATACAAGTCGCCGAATGCCAATGAAAGCGTTATTGACGATGTTCGGTTTTTTCTGGCATTGGCCAAGCCGAACATGGATGCTTTGTCAGATCCGAAGAACTTCGTGGCGCTAGAAGATCTCTTCGATTCGGCCGTAAAATACGCTAATGGAAAAACTGTTGTTGCCTGGAGCGAATTACTGTACTACAATAATCAGTACAATTTCATCGAAGTCATCTCTGACGGTCTCGGTGGACAGAGGAGCACGAAGATCGACGTTGCGGTCAAAGTCGACGATAAGCCAACAGACATTAATATCTCGCTCAAAGCCGGAGATGTCAAACAGTTTGGTCAGGTCGGGGGAATAGAATTCGAGAAGCAAGAAGCTTTATGGAACAATGCGCTCGGAATCGATATCAAGATACTTGAGGCAAAATACCAGAAACTAGTAGCCGATCATAAAGCGATCGATGCCATCTACGAGGTCTATAATTTCGTGCAGCGGCGAATCAATTCTGCACTGTCTTCTTCGACGGAATCGAAGAAGATGCTAGATACCCTGGCCGAAGGCATCCTGTATTTCGCAACATTGAGAGAGAAAGACGTAACGCTGGTACAACTCGATTCTCGCGAAGCTAAGATCTATAATTTCAGCAATGTCAAGCCGATGATTTCTTCTTTGACGAATCTTCGAGCCGATCTCAAGGATTCAGCAGGGAAACCAAAACTAACTATCAGAGATTCCGCCAGTGGAAAAGCCCTGCTAGAGTTTCGTGTAAAGCAGGAGAACAAACCATCCGGTGAGATCTATATCCGGAACTATATCGAAAAGGGAGAGTTGCTCTCGGATCTGATCGCAGTATACGCTTAAGGGATGTTCATCCCCTTACGAACATCGTGGTACATCTCATCACGATGTGCTTTTGACATCTTTGACGGAGCCCCAGCATGAAAGGCTTCTTTCTCCCCGGCAGCGGCATGAGCTCGCATCTTGCTCGCAGACATTCCGCTTGTGCCCTCGGCATCTGGATCTCTCTCGCCCGACGAGTGTACTGCAATTGACTTGAAGTTGTAGGACCCATGATCCAGCTTCTTGCCGTTATACCTGTGAAGCAGGTTGTGCAGTTCCTCCTTGCGATCAGATCCTGCGACGACATGCAGGTGTTCGACACCCTTCTTGTGCAGGTCGACAGCATGGTGAAGGATCGTCGGCTGTTCCTTTGTTGCGGCGGAGACGTTTGTTCCAGGGAATGCGCGCTTGGCGTGCTTGACTTTCTGCGCAGCTGTCAGAGGATTCTTCTTCGGATCGTTCGAATGAGATAGGACGACAGAGTGACCTGCGTTATGCGTCTTGGCAACCTCATGAACCTTGTTCACGAGCGCTTCATGACCGTTCGTGATCGGATTCATTCGGCCAAAGGCCAGAACGTGGTGCTTTGAGCTGGCGACCTCTCCGGTCGCTTCGGAAATGAATTGAAGGAATGATTTCATGTCAGCAGTTCCATTTGCGGAGGGCGAGAGCTTTACGGGTCGGCTCACCGTTCGGTTTCTTCATCGGTCCCTTCATTCCGCCCATGCGAGCGCAGAATGACTTACGGCGATTGTATGCCTTGCTTCCCTTCTTCAGCTTCGATGGTTTCGTCGTCACCGGTGCCTGGAGATTACCGCCGGTCTTTCGATTGTAGTGCTCTCGACCCTTCTTCGTGAGTCCTCCGGTCGAGCTCTTGTGTCCCTTGGCATCAACTGCGGCCTCTTCGAGAGGCGGTTCTGGCTCGAGCAGTTTCTGTTCCTCTACGAATTCTTTGAAAGTGAGCATAGTGTTATCCGCGGACCTTGAGTAGATTTGCCTTTGCGAACTCGGCCCGGTTCACGAGCTTTGTCGGTTCAGTCTTTCCCTTGAACTTGTGATTCACCACGAATCCCTCTGGCTTGGATTGGACGTCACCGATGTGGTGCTGAAGACCGCCCTCGTGCTTCTCGAGATTCTTCACCAACACATTCTTTGCCTGCGCTAGGTGGTGATGCATGTTCAGGACATTCGTGTAGTGTTCCTGATTTGCACGAACGTGATCGACGTGTTCGAATCCTTCGTTCCGTTTCTTCTCGGCGTTCGCTGGAGTCTTCAGTTTGCTGGCCTGTTTCTCGAACGTCGACTTCAGGTGTTCCTGGAATCCTGCGACAGTCGGTTTCGCATCGGTTCTCACCGTCTGGTTGATGTAAGTCGCGAGGTGTCCACCGTCTCCCTGGTGACGCTCAGTGGCCTTGTACATCTTGGCGCCATGGCGGTCATGAATTGCCTTTGCTGCCTTCAGATGTGATTCAAACGCTGCCTGATCCTTGTGCGGGTACTCGACCTTTGAAGTGTCGTGCTCGGCCGTCTTGAAGTGAACGTCCTGGTGCGAACGAAAGTTTTCGGTATCAGGCTTCGGGCTCACAGTCATGTTCTCGATGCCAGGTTTCCGTGAGTTCGGATGGTACTGCTGGTGCACCACGATTCCGATCTTCGACTTCTTGACCTTCTCGGCTTCTGGGCCGGATGCCGTGTAAGTGATCGTGTTCGGAGTGAACGACACCGAACCTCCTTTGCCCTCCTTGTGATCCTCCGGAGTGTGCATCACGTCACCCTGGTAGACTCCGCTCTTCGGTGCAACCTTCGGGAGATGATGGAGTGCTGCCTTTAGCTTCTTCACCAGACCAGGTGCGTGACCGTGGTTCTTCTCGATATCCTCGTCGCTGTAATTGATCTTCGGATTCTTGTTGAATGCCGACTTGGTCGCCACAAAGAACTTCTTCGACTCCGGATGGTGACCGAAGACCAATGACGGTGACCCATCGTACTTCATCGTCAGGTCCGAACTCTTCTTGTTTGCCTTCATGTGCTCATGGGCCTGAGTGAGTGCGCCATGGGCATGACTGAATCCTTCAGCTCCGTGCAAGAGCGGCCGATCTTCTGGGTGATGGATGTGCGTTAACTGCTGTGCTCCAGCTTGTTCGGTCAGATCGATGAATGCGGCGAATTTGAGAAGCATTTGCGTGGATTCACTATTTATCCTGTACTGAATTCAAAAGCAGAATCATATAAATAACATTCTATATTTCTGGATGTCGAAAGATATCCAAATGGGAACCTCGAACAATCAATGCCAGACTTTTCATACAACGACGTATTACCTGTCAGCTATTCCGGAGGAGACTCCGAGGAGCAAGATCTTCAGGCCGCAAAGCGGAAAAAAGATCTGTCTTCTGGCACGGTAGGCGAGGAACAGATCAACGAGGTCATGTCGACCTCCCAGAGGATGCGAGCCAGGATCCTCATGAAGCGAAATAAGTTCAAGCTCAAGATTGGACGTGCCAGAGCTGCTCGCCGGATGGCCGATCCAGAACGCCTGAAGCGTCGGGCTGCTCGCCAGGCCAGATCTGCGGCGATCAAGCGGATTCTAAAGGGAAAGAGCAAGGGAAGTCTTCCACTTGGTGCCAGGGCCGGTCTCGAGCGCCGGATCAACCGGCAAGCAAGCATGATCTCGAGAACCGCCAAGCGTCTTCTACCGAAGGTTCGTGCAGCGGACCGCAGCAAGTTCAAGCGATGATCAAGAGCTTTTCGGATTATGTGTCGGCTGAGCCCGGCAAGGAGATCGTCTTCGCCTTCGGAAGATTCAATCCACCTTCTTCAAATCACGAAGAACTGCTTGATTCCGTTGCCTCGATCGCTGGTCAGAGATGCTATCGTGTCTATCTCTCGAAAGCCACTGAATCGAAGATCAATCCGCTGCAATTCGTCGATAAGGTGAAGTTTGTTCGGAAGATGTTTCCGAAGCATGCCCGTTCGGTGATGTCGGATGATGACATCCTGAATCCGATCGATATCTGTGCCAAGCTGTACTCCCAGGGCGTGAAGAAGGTCACGATGGTTGCTGGATCGGATCGAGTAATCGAGTACAAGCAGCTCCTGAACAAGTACAACGGTCAGCCGGCATCTAACGGTAAGTTCTACAATTTCCGCAATGGGATCGAGGTCATTTCTGCTGGGATGATCGATCCTGATGGCAATTCATCATCGGCACGTGCGAAGGCTGCTGCATCGGCGAATGACTTCGAGTCGTTCACGAAGTCTGTGCCGACGACCTTTACTGAGAAGACCGAACTCTTCAATGCGATTCGCTCCGGAATGGGACTCAAGGAGTCTCGTAACTTCCGCAAGCACATTCAGCTCGAACCGGTCTCGAAACGCCGTGAGGCATACGTGAATGGCAATCTGTTTTCGATCGGTGACGATGTCGTCATTCGCGAGAACAGCCAGGTCGGAAAGATTGCTGTCTGCGGAAGCAATTACGTCATCGTCGAGACGAGTGCAGGAAACAAGTATCGCAAGTGGCTCACTGACGTCGAGAAACTAGAGATCGTAGAATCTGAAGAGGTTCTCGTTTCCGAATCTGCAGATGACTCGACGCCGTCACTGACGATCGAGCTAGATCGCTCTCCAGATAAACCCGGAATCCCTATCAGCGCAATCAGAAACCGCCTATGAAGAATATCAAGAAGCTCCGTGAAGAGTATGGTGCCGGTCAAGAAGGCACCGATGAACTGAAGAAGAAGTACACGGCCGAAACGCCTGGTCAACAGCTAGAGGCTACAGATTATTCCGGCGTTGCGAAGTCTGCCTCAGACAAAGCTTCCGAGAGCCCATCGAGCCTGAATCATCGTGCGGCATCCGATGCTCATGATGCCGCTGCCGGATGGCACGAGAAGAAGGCCAAGAAGCTGATGGATTCTGGTGCGTCCTCTGAGGAAGTATCGAAGCACGAGACCGCTGCGAAAACTCATAAGAACGCTGCGCAGGCTCATCGGTTCAAGGCATTTCGTATGCGCGGCCAGCAGCAAAACGAAGAAACGACTGTCACTGAAGCAAAGTGGAAAGTGACATTCGTGCATAAGCATCCTGGCGGTGACAAGAAGCACGACTACGTCGTGTCAGCTCCTCATCAGAATGCAGCCGACAAGAAGGCCATCGAGATGCATCGGAAGGAGAATCCGACCGGTAACTTCCATATGTGGAACTCCGAGGAACTGTACGAGGAAGGACTGAAGGATGCATGTTGGAAGGGTTACGAGGCCATCGGAACCAAGATGAAGAACGGCAAGCGTGTTCCGAACTGTGTTCCAAAGGAAGAAGCTGAGAAGAATAACTCTGAGCCTGTCGAGACATGTGAGGATAAAGTATCCGAAGCAGTCGAGAAGAAGCCATACGATCCAGAGACTCCGCTCAATAAGCACGTGCAATCACAGATTCATCGTGATTATCTCGGGTACAAAGCAATGGACACCAAGGATATTCTTAAGCACCATAAGGCCCGTTACCGCGTCACATCAAATTATTCAGCAGCAGATGCCGGCGGAAAACAGGGAATGATTAGCGGTCTTCTTCGTCATAAGCATGGTGACCGCCACGTGGATCACTACTTCGGTCTAAAAGAAGCTACCGAAGGTCCAAAAATCAAAGTATCCACGACTCAACCAATCGGGCATCGTATAGCTGATATCGGACCAGGTGGTAAAGAACATAACGTTGTTACGAAAAACTGGCCAGGTGAAAAGGACAGTAAGAATGGCACCAAATCTCCTTCAGTAAAGGAATCTGCCGATGCTATCAACCTTCGAATCACGAAGCACGTGGCTGCAGCGGCAAAAGCCGGCCGGGCCGGTGACCGCCAGGCTCAGGAATGGCACCTCGCCAAGATCGCAAGCCTGAAGCGTCAGCTCGGCGAGAATCTGGACGAAGCCACAAAGAAAGGTGATGTCCAGAAGCACATCGTCACCGTGACTGTGTCGGATCCGCACCATCCGATGATCACCCAGCGCAAAGCGACGGTCATGAAGCGTGTGAAGGTTACTGCCGCAGATACAAAGGAAGCCGAGGCGAAAGCAACGGCTCACTACAAGAAGCATGGATTCAAGGTGCACGACGCTTTCCATCACTCGATGGTGAACGAGGCAGCCGATCCTGGTTCGGATGACGGTGTCGAAGAGATCGGCATGGCGAAGGCTCAGCTGAATCAGATCTGCGATATGGCCGATGAACTTGCTGACTCCATGGATGACATGGACGAGCTGGAGGCCTGGGCACAGGACAAGATCTCATCGGCGTACGATGATCTCAACGAGATCTACACGTACATCGTGTACGGCGAGGGTACCGATGACGAGGAACAGGACTACCCAGATTCTGACGATTCTGAAGAGGATGACGAGGAAAAGAAAGAAATCGTCAAGGAGCAGTCGGACGCTGAGGATTCCGCAACCATCGGCGCCGATTCGATCAAGCGCATTCAGCAGCTCATTCGCCTAGGTCTTCTAGACCAGGCCGAGATGCCAATGATCGTTCGGGCAATGAAGCGGCTGAACGTCGGTGACGTCGTGGCTTCTCCTGCAGAACGTGCTGCCCTCTATGATCTTCTGGAGAAACTCATCGGCATCATCACTGGTGATGACATGATCTTCGCCAAGGTTCGTTCTGGTATCAGTCGCGGAACAATCGGAGAAGGTTCTATCTCCGGTAATGCCTCGGCCGGTCGCAAGTCCGAACTGAAGAAGTATTTTCGTCGTGGAGCTCTCGGATGGCATGAGCCAAAGCAAAAGGGGAGCCCTGAGCATCGTGCATTCATGGCCGGAAAAGCTGCGGCCTCAACAAAGGATAAACTTACTTCAAAATAACTGAATGAGCGCAAAATCATCTAACCAACCGCAAACCGAACATCGGCTCGACAGGATCGAGCAGAAGATCGATAAGCTATCGGAAGCAATCATCTCGATTGCCAGAGCCGAGGAAAAACTCGTGTCACTTGAGAACGATAAAAAGTTCCTGATGGACAAGATGATTGCCGTTGAAGAGCGTGTGGCATCTGTCGAGAAGAAGACGGATGATAATGCCTCAACTATCTCGATCATTCACAAGATCTCCTGGATTATGGTTTCGACAGCAGTTGCCACGGCAATCGGGGCATATCTGCAATTCACTTCACACGTTAAATAACTCTCAGCACTAATCACCGCAATGACCAACAAAGAACAGATCCTCTCCGTCGCTCAGGCCTACCATGATATGGTAGCTGAAGCTTCTCTCGTCGGCAACCAAAAGAAGCTCGACGTCAATGATAATGACAAGATCGATGCCGCTGACCTTGCTGCCCTCCGCGCAGGAGCGAAGGCTAATGAGGCCGCTCAGGAGCCAGAAGCTCCGGCCGCTGACGAGCCACAGCCGACTGCAGAAGTACCACAGGCGCAGGCTCCGGAAGCACCAGCACCTGCTCCGGCACCAGAAGCTCCTGACGCCGAAAAGCAGGATGACGACGAAGAAAAAGAGCTCGATGAGTCGTCGAAGAAAGCCTGGCACGCGACTCTAGTCCGTTACGGCGTGATGTCGCGCGGCGAATTCATGAAGACCTGGGCTAAAAAGGGTCCTGGACTGTCTGATGCCGAGCGTGCTGAGCGTGGCCGCGCCGGCCGTGAGCGTGTCGCAGCTTATGCGAACAAGCAGAAAGCAGCAACAAATGAAGCGCTCGATCCGAAGGCTGATGCAGGTGAATGGATCAGCGACTTCGTGCACAGCACTGATCCAAAGTTCGATGGTAAATCCAAGGAAGAGCGTACACAACAGGCCCTTGCGGCTTACTATCAGGCGCGTCGTGATGCCGGCCTCAAAGAAGAAGTCATGACCGAAGCCACGGCCTCAGAGTTGAGCAAGCAGGCACATGCCCTCTCTTCCAAGGCCAAGACTCCGGGAGATCACAAGAAAGCCGCGCACGCTCATTACAAGGCTGCTACGGCACTCCGTCGTCATACCACCGCTAATGCTGCCAAGACAGGACCGAAGGCTGACGCAGCTCACACCTCTGCGCTCGAACACGAAAAGCTCGGCGATAAGCACTACGGCAAGTCGATGGTCGAAGAATCAGCAATCAAGGTCTCCGTTCAGAAGCCGATGTCGGAATACGAAAGATTCAAAGATGACCTGAAGTACCACGAGCGGATGTACGGTACTCGTGATTACACTGGCGACAAGGAGCGCGATGACCGCTATGCTGGAATGAAGAAAAAGCTTGAGACTCTGCGTGCGCAGCATCTCGCTTCCATGAAGAAGGAGTCAGCCGAAACAATCGGCGAGAACTACGGTTTCAATGTTCACGCCACGAACCTCACGACGGCTGCGAATCAGGCTTCTGCACTCGCGCATTCCACACCTGCTGAAGCCGGAGCACTGAAAGCTCATGATGCTGCGACCCGCGCTCACCAGGAAGCTGCAGACCACTACGGTGTAGTTGCTCAGCATGCGACTGATCCGCAGCAGAAGCGTGTTGCTCAAATTCATCATCAGTTCCATTCCGATATGGCAACTCACCATACGCTGCATGGCCTGACTCTGAGCATGGATGAACAAACTGTGAATGAGGCGAAGTCCTGCGAGGAAGAGGTCGGTACTACTGAAGCTGATTGGGATGCTCACTATTGCGCGCAGACCCCAGAGATGCAGGAAGCCATCACACGTGGAAAGAACGTCGGTCTCAGGTATCCAGAGGCCTACAAAGTAGCTCGTAATGTCGTCCGCAAGGAAGGCACTGAAGAGCCACGTGCCCAGGGCGAGAAGGACTTCAAGAACATGCACGATGACAACATCGAGATCTCTAACGATCCTGCTGCTTCCGGCAGCGTCACTGGAGCCGATAAGGTAACTCAGGCTGAAAAACCTTCAACTCCTAACAATCCTCCGGTGATGGATGTCAAGTCTCTGAAATCCGTCGCCGAAGCATATGTCAATATGCTGAACAAGGGCTAATCGCAATCATGAAGTCACTACTCGAAAAGATCAAGGACTTTTTCAGGCTCAAGCCTGAGAATCCGTACACGTATACGTTCAAGGACGAACCTGCGCCTGAGGAGGTTCCGTCATCTGGCCGGTATGAGTACATTCCGATGCCTCTCGGAGATTATAAAAAGTCTCCGGATGTTGCGGCACCTGATCTCACGAGTATGACACGCGCCCAATTGCTGAACCTTGCTGCTGAGAAAGGCATCAAGGTCAGCAAGAAGGCGAACAAACGCGATATCATTCAGTCGATTCAAAATACCTGACGACCATATCTCGGTGCTAATAAATACCGAGATATGAAATCATTTGACGAGATCACCGAGGGGACATTTGAGCTCTTTGCAGCAAAGTACTACAGCAACCCTCGGTGCCTCGACATATCGGAGTTTCATGAGGATCTCGCGAGATTCAAGTACGTAAAACGACTCCTCAGACGGTATCAGCAGAACGGAAATCTTCAGGAAAGACTCATCCTCAACCACATCACGATCATCTCAAACGTATTCGGAATTGGCCCGGCTAGCCGCATGCTCTTCTTCAAGATCGAGGAAGAACTCTGGCCGGCACTCAAGACGTTTCTCGTGTATCTCAACTATCTTCCAGAATCAGAAAAGATCGAGGTTCCTCTCGATCAAACTATCATCAAAGTACTCCGGAACCTATGAATCCTCAACTGCTCCAGTCACTCGCATCGACATACTCTGATATCGTTGAGGCATTCTCGCTCGCTAAGGGTCATCAGGTGTACCACGACGATGCTTCACAAGAATTCGCCAAGCACTATGTGAAAGGTCACAAGGGCGAACACTTCCTGAAGCCGACTGCGCAGCACGAGAAGGACGCAGAGGAGTTTGCCAATACGTACGAGACGAAGCACGTTCGTACCGGTTTCGGCGGTTCCGGCACATCGGTCTATACTCACAAGCAGACCGGAGAGAAATTCCAGGTGAATCGTGTTGCTAACGGCAAGGGATTCGACGGCACCGATCACAATATCACCAAGATCGGTTAAGGATATTATCCGAATGAGTCTCGTTTCCAGAACTGCGGATCTGTACTACACCTTTCGCTTCCTGAAGCTATTGGTGACTCCGTGGACAGAGATGGATGCGTACAAACTCGGCATCATCGACGATAACGGTACGGTCCTGAAGAAATCCGCTCAACTCAAGACCTCAGAGGAACGTACTGCATACACACTATTCCATCGCCTGGTCTTTAACATCAAGAAGACTCTCGAGAAGATTCCATTCGGCAAGTCTAGGATCGCGTCGTATGCTGCTGCCCTGTACCTCCTGAAGGAAAACTATGGAGTGTCCGAGGAATCATTCCGTGACATGTTTGATGCTAAGCAGTATCTGTCCGAATCTTCCTGGATGCTGTCAGGGAACGTTCTGAAGTCTGGCAGGTACACTCTCGCAAATTCGGTTCCGTTCACTCGCACCGGTGAATACATCGTGCAGGCCGGAACGACCATTGACATCACTGAGGACGTGCAATCTGTTGGAACGGTAATCGATGTACCAGTCTTCGAGATTTACATGGCACAATTCGGGCAGTATATTACGGTTGCGCCGGGCGACTTAAGCTGACCATGAAAGACTTCAAGACATTCATGAACGAGGAGAACGGAGCAGGTGCGATCGCCAATGTCACCGGTGATAGCCAGCACATGGCAATGCCTCCGGCAGTCGATCACGGGATCCAGAGACGGTACAAAGTCTTCGATGTGGATCCGGACACCTTTCGCAAGTTTCGCACCGGTCGTGTCAAGTTCGAACGCTGGACGAAATACCTCAATTTGCAGGACGAAGCCCACCGGAGCATCTACGATTATGCGTACAAAAATCGCAATCGTGGACATGTCATGGTGCTGAGAGATCAATCCACCGGAGCACTTCGTTCGATTCGACGCAGATCAGCTGACGGTTACTGAAAAAGTCCGGCGTATAGATATACGACCGGCAGATACTTTGTGATGTACTTGCGTGCGTGTGCTGGATAGTATTCTTTACTATGCTGCTGAACTGGGCTCATCACATTTAATTTCCATACTCTCATGATTTTTGAAGAACAGATCTCACGTAAACCTGACCATTATCCATGGACCGAAGAGTTCATCACAGCCATGCACAATGGCTTCTGGACCGATAAGGAGTTCAATTTCCAGAGTGATGTTCAGGACTTCAAGACCGAACTGACCCCTCAGGAACGCGAGATGGTCTCTCGTTGCCTCTCGGCGATCGGCCAGATCGAGGTTGCTGTGAAGTCATTCTGGGCGAAGGTCGGCGAGAACCTTCCGCATCCTTCGATCACCGACCTTGGATACGTGATGGCCAATGTCGAGGTGATCCATAATAACGCATATGAGCGACTTCTCCGCGTCCTGGAGATGGAGCACATCTTCGAGGAGAACATGAAGCTGGATATCATCCAGGGTCGTGTCCAGTACCTGCGCAAGTACCTCAAGAAGCATTACAAGGATGCGCGCAAGCAGTACGTGTACTCGCTTATTCTTTTCACCCTTTACGTCGAGAACGTGTCGTTGTTCAGCCAGTTCTACACCATCAACTGGTTCAACCGTTATCGTAATGTCCTGAAGGATACTTCTCAGCAGGTTGCCTATACCTCGCGCGAGGAACTCATCCATGCCCTCGTCGGAATCAAGCTCGTCAACACGATCCGTCAGGAACATCCTGAGCTGTTCGACGATGAGCTGATCGAGCGTATTCGTCATGAGTGCGAGGAAGCGTACAAGGCCGAGGCGAAGATCATCGATTGGTCCGTGAACGGATACAAGGGTGACGGTCTCAATTCCGATATCCTGAAGGAGTTCATCAAGAACCGTCTCAATGAGTCGCTGGTTCAGATCGGAATCAAGCCAGTCTTCGAGAACCTCGATCAGAGTCTGCTAGATAAGACTGTGTGGTTCGATGAGGACGTTCTGGGAAATACCGCAACGGATTTCTTCTTCAAGCGCCCGGTCGAATACTCAAAGAAGGCACAATCATTCCAGTCGTCTGATATCTTTTGATCATGAAATACTATTGGCTCAATGAAGATTCCCGCTTGTTTCTTGAACGCGGGTATCTGACTCCAGGTCAAACTCCGGAAGAACGTATTCGTCAGATCTCCATCGCAGCAGAGAAGATCCTCTGCATCGAGGGATTTGCCGATAAGTTCGAGGACTACATGTCGAAGGGATGGTACTCGCTCTCGTCTCCGATCTGGGCCAACTTCGGAATTCAGCGTGGACTTCCGATCTCTTGCTTCGGATCGCACATCTGTGACAAGCTCGAGTGCATCCTTGAGAAGACCGCTGAGGTCGGCATGATGACCAAGATGGGCGGCGGTACATCTGCGTACTTTGGCGCCCTTCGCCCTCGTGGAAGTGAGATCTCGACCGGAGGAAAGTCCTCAGGTCCGGTGCATTTCATGGAAATGTTCGAGACGACCACGAACGTGGTATCTCAGTCCAACGTTCGTCGTGGATCATTCGCTGCGTATCTGCCAATCGAGCATCCTGATGTTCTCGAGTTCTTGCAGATTCGGTCTGAGGGGCACTCGATTCAGAACCTTTCGATCGGAGTCACCGTCACTGACGAATGGATGAAGTCCATGCTCGGCGGCGATGAGAGCAAGCGAAAGATCTGGGGCAAGGTCATTCAGAAGCGTTTCGAATCCGGTTACCCGTACATCCTGTTCTCCGATAACGTGAACAACGGTGCACCGAAGGTATATCGTGACAATGACATGAAGATTCGAGCCTCCAACCTGTGCTCTGAGATCGCACTGGTGTCATCGGAGGATGAGTCGTTCGTGTGCAATCTGTCCTCGATGAATCTGCTCCACTATGACGAGTGGAAGGATACGGATGCAGCTGAGACTCTGACGTACTTCCTGGATGCGGTCATGACCGAGTTCATCAATAAGGTATCTCAGATGCCATTCATGCATGCTCCGCACCGGTTCGCGGTCCGTCAGCGTGCGCTTGGTATCGGAGTCCTTGGCTGGCACTCGTACCTGCAGTCCAAGATGATTCCGTTCGAGTCTTTTGAGGCGAAGCTCCTCAACATCCAGATCCATAAGCTCCTGCGCGATAAGACCCAGGCGGCGAGTCGAATGATGGCCCTTCAGTACGGAGAACCTGAGCTCCTGCGCGGTTATGGCATGCGTAATGTCACGACGCTGGCGATCGCGCCGACGACATCCTCGAGCTTCATCCTCGGTCAGGTATCTCCGTCGATCGAGCCACTCAACTCGAACTACTTCGTGAAGGATCTCTCGAAGGGCAAGTTCACCTACAAGAATCCTTACCTCGAGAAGGTACTCGAGAAGTACGGAAAGAATGATCGTGCTGTTTGGCAAACCATCCTGGTCAGGGGTGGATCAGTTCAGCACCTCGATTTCCTTACTGAGAATGAGAAGGACGTCTTCAAGACCTTCGGTGAGATCTCGCAGAAGGAGATCGTCATTCAGGCTGCCGCTCGTCAGAAGTACATCGACCAGAGTCAGAGCCTCAACCTGATGATCCATCCGAAGTCTTCTCCGAAGGATGTCAATCAGCTACTCATCTTCGCCTGGGAACAAGGTGTGAAGAGCCTGTACTACCAGCGCGGAACCAACCCAGCACAAGAGCTCGGACGCAACCTGCTCCAGTGCGCATCGTGTGAATCATGAAGATCCAATTCGAATGCAGCGTGTGTTCAGCAGTGTACACCGTGGCGTATAGCCAGCCGGACCCGGTGTACGACGACAACGATTATTCCGAGGACGTGGACATCACGATCGAAGAGTCCGAGGAAGATATCTACCCGGAGTTCTGCCCGTTCTGCGGTGCTCACGCCAGCGACGACGAGGACGACAAAGCAGAAGACGTGTAAACCAGATAGATAGTACCGTGTGGTACTATCGTAATGAGGTATATGATCCGGCGCCTGACACCTTGAACCCCAAGGTCGATGTCGGTTTCGTGTATCTCATTACGAACCTGGTGAATGGAAAGAAGTATATCGGCAAGAAACGCTTCTTCTCGTCTCGTTCGAAGAAGATTGCCGGTTCGACCAGAAAGAAGCGGACGAAAGTAGAGTCTGACTGGAGGGACTACTATGGTTCTAACTCAGCGATCCAGGAGGACGTGAAGAACCTTGGACCTGATAATTTCCGACGAGAGATCCTGTACCTCTGCCGGTCTCTTTCCGAATGCTCGTATCTTGAGGCATACGAACAATTTACACGCAAAGCCATTCTGGATCCTAGCTATTACAACGATTGGCTGTCCGTCCGGGTGACCCGGAAGCACCTCAAAAATCTTAAGTTTTCTGATGTACAACCTAGCCAGACTGATGTAGGATCTGGGTAATGATTATCGCAGACTATTCAGGCATCGCGATTGCGAGCCTCTTCTCCCAGAAGATGGAGTTGTCCGAGGGGCTTGTTCGGCACATGATCCTTAACTCCCTTCGGATGTACAACCTCAAGTTCCGAGCCGAGTACGGCGAGATGGTGTTGGCATGCGATGGCGGTAACACCTGGCGAAAGCAACTGTATCCGCAGTACAAGGCGAACCGCAAGAAGAATCGCGAACAGTCGTCCGTGGACTGGCCCGAGTTCTTTCGGATTCTCTCGCTCGTTCGCGACGAGATCCGTGAGAACCTACCGTTCAAGGTGGTGCACCTTCAAGGCGTCGAGGCTGACGATATCATCGCCACTCTCACCGAGACCACTCAGGAGTTCGGCAACTCCGATAAGGTCATGATCATTTCCTCGGACACCGATTTCGTGCAGCTCCACCAGTACTCGAATGTCAAGCAGTTCTCGCCGATGAAGAAGAACTTCATCTCTGAGAAAGATCCCAGGAAGTACCTGCAGGAACACATTCTCCGTGGTGATTCTGGAGACGGAGTCCCGAACGTCTTGTCGCCTGATGATACCTTTACGAACAGCCTACGCCAGACTCCGCTGCGAGCCAAGGTGATCGACGAATGGATTGCCAACTGGAATGAACTGCAGAAAGTCATGACCGTTGAGCAATTTCGCAACTTTCAGCGAAATCAGGCATTGATCGATTTGTCTAAGATTCCGCCGGCTAAGAAGGATGAAATCATAAATACCTTCAACTCCGTGAAGGTGAACAACAATACCTTAAATTATTTGATCTCGAAGCGCTGTTCCCAGCTTATTGGGAGTGCGGACGAGTTCAATCCGGCGTCTACATTATGGCAAAACTAAAGATCTACGAGATTCTTCAGCTGGCGAATAGCCAGAACACGAAGGATGAAACTGTTCAGGTCCTTCTGCGACACCAGAGTCATGGCCTGAAGCAGGTGCTTCAGGGCGCATTCGACGATGCCATCGTATGGCTACTCCCAGAGGGAGTTCCTCCGTTCAGGAACATGACTTCGCGAGAAGGCCATTCTCCGACTGATCTCCATCGTGCGACCGACAGCTTCAGGTATCTCGTCAAGGGACCTGGTGATGGAGTCAAGCAGCCGAAGCGAGAGAAGATCTTCCTTGGCATTCTCGAGTCCATCGATCCAAAGGACGCTGACGTCGTCATCGCCATGAAGGACAAGAAGCTTGGGGAAATGTTCCCTAAACTGAACAAGGAAGTCGTGAAGGCCACGTGGCCAAAGCTCATCATCTCCTAATTTTTGATGCTGCCTCGTGGCAGTACTATATCATGGCTTCGAACAAACCATCGCAAGCATGATCACCCCACAACTCGAAAGATTGAAGCAGGATATCGTCGAACTTGATTACTTCGTCCAGCGTCTTCAGAAAGAAGGGTCTCAGCAGAACAGCAGACGACTCCAGGCGCTAGAACTCAAACGACAATACCTGCAACGAGTCATCGAGGAAGGCAGCAATCCCTCTGAAGAGGCCGCATAATTAGATTTACATCCACTCATTCACTGAGTAGGATTTGTCCTTTATATCATGAATATCTTCGTTTTGGATCCTTCACCCGTGCTTGCTGCACAACTTCAGTGCGACAAGCACGTGGTGAAGATGATTGTCGAATCAGCCCAGATGCTATCAACTGCACATCGGATGCTCGATGGCAAGCCTGGGATCGATGTTCGAACCGATCCAATCTCCGGCAAAAGCCGACGTATCAAGATCTGGACACTCGATGGCTCCATCGATTCTAAGATGTACGCGGCAGTCCATACTGGTCATCCGTGCACTGTCTGGACTATGATGTCCGATGCCAACTATCGCTGGCACTACGATCACTTCGTGGCGCTCTGCGATGAGTACACCCATCGCTACGGCAAGGTCCATAGCACAGACTCCGCACTGCGTAGTGTGTTGCGTAACCCTCCGACCACTATTCAGCGCGGGCCGATCACACCCTTTCCTCTCGCCATGAAGTCCAATCCAGAATGCATGGACTTCTCAGATCCTGTTGCGTCCTACCGCAAGTTCTATCAGACAAAGCAGGCACGCTTCAAGATGTCTTGGACGAAGCGAAATGTTCCGGATTGGTTCGTTGTAACTCCCTGATCTATACTCATGCCAAATTACGATTATTCCTGTGACTCATGCGGTCATGAGTTCACTGAACTCGTTCCGATTGCTGAGCGCGATGATGCACAACGGTGCCCGAAGTGCGAAACTCTTGGATCCAAGCGTAAGGTGTCAGCAGTACAGCTGTCCTACAGCGGATTCAAATCAAACCTTGCCCGAGCCGGAACTAATTGGAATGACGTCCTGAACAAGGTGAAGTCCACGTCCGGTCGGAGAAATTCAATTCATACTCGGTAACACAATGGCCAAATCCAAGAATTCTCAGGGCAAATCGTCTAAATCTTCTGGCGGTTCATCGCCGATGCCGAGCTTTGAACGACTCAAGGTCATCGAGCCGTTGACTGATAATCAAAAGAAGGCATTCAATGCCTATCTGAAGAAGAACAACTCGAATCTGGTTCTTTCAGGTTCGGCAGGTACAGGAAAGACTTTCTTGGCGATGTACCTTGCTCTCCAGGAGATCCTTTCTGGTGAATCAAAGATTGAGAAGCTCGTCATTGTCAGGTCCATCGTTCCGACCCGAGACATCGGATTCTTGCCCGGCGACCGTGCCGAGAAGGAATCGACGTACCTGTACCCGTACATCGCGATCTGTGCCGAGCTCTTCGGAGATTCCCAGGCCTGGGCGAAGCTCATCGCACTGCGGAAAATTGAATTCATGACCACCTCCTTCGTGCGTGGTATCACTCTGCGCAATTCGGTGGTCATGATCGATGAGATGCAGAATCTCACATTCCACGAACTAGACTCGATCATCACGCGACTCGGTGACAACTGCCGGTTCGTTGTTTGTGGCGATTACTATCAGAGCGACCTGCAGAAGAATTCCGAGAAGTCTGGCATCAAGGCCTTTCTCGAGATCATTGAGCAGATGAAGCATTTTCACATCATTGAGTTCGGTTGGCAGGACATCGTCCGTTCCGGACTCGTCCGTGATTACATCATGACAAAGGAAATGGCACAACGCAAGAACGATAAGGCATAACCAATGAAGAGAGGAAGACACGATCGCAGAAACGATTATGCGGACCTTGGTGAATTCGAACGCAAGGCCCGGAAGAACAAGCGCCTTCGCAAGGATGGTGCTCAGGAATATCATCCTGCCGCAAAAGGTTATCACGCTATGGATGAGTCCGAGCTGGACGACTTTCTAGACGATATGGAGTTCAGCGATCGCACGAACAGCTGATGCCAACATTCAGGCACAGAAACATTGATCTCGGCTACGAAACCCTGGAAACGGAAACGACTCCAGGGTCTGGTCGTTGCTACTGTACTCCGGCTGGCAAGAAGTACCCGTCGATCACGACCGTTCTCTCCATTCTGTCGAAGGATTCCATCAAGGAATGGAGAGCTCGAGTCGGCAACGAGGAAGCCAATCGCGTATCTCGAGTGGCCGCCGGACGTGGCACGAGTGTGCATTCTCTTGTCGAGGACTACTTGAACAACAAGGAACTCGATCTGAAGACTAAGATGCCGAATGCCGCTGCATCTTTCCGTTCCATTCAGCCTGTGCTGGATGGTCGAATCGGAGAGATCTATGCTCAGGAATGTGCGCTCTATTCGGATCATCTGCGTGTTGCCGGCAGGTGCGATCTCGTCGCAGAGTTCGATGGGAAACTTTCGATCGTAGACATCAAAACCTCTAGCAGAGTCAAAACCGCCGATGACGTTCATTCGTACTTCATGCAGGAGGCAGCATATGCGATCATGTTCGAAGAGCGGACAGGAATTCCGGTAAATAGGCTCGTGACTGTGATGTCAGTAGATTTCGGCGAAGTGATCGTGTTCAAGGAAAAACGAGATAGTTGGACCAAGGTCCTGATCGAGACGATCAATCAATACTACAATCAGCAACTTTAATCATAATGAATCCTCGTACCAAAAACCTCGTGACAAATACCTCGGTCGCCGATCTCCTTGGCGTCGAGAAAAAGAACCAGTGCTGCTTTACCGAAAAGGCACTCTCGCATTTGCACGAGTACTACATTGTTGGTGCGATCGAGGAGCCGAGCAAGTACACGGAATGGTTCAATCAGATCCGGCATGCCTCGCCGACGGACGTCATCAAGTTCTACATCAATTCTGAGGGTGGCAGTCTCTGGACAGCCATTCAGTTCATGCGAGTGATTCGCGAGTGCAAGGCTCCGGTGGTTGCCTCGGTCGAGGGCGCATGCATGAGTGCAGCGACGATCATCTTCCTCATGTCGGACACCTTCGAGATCTCTCCGCATTCGATGTTCATGTTCCATAACTATTCGGGAGGCACGATCGGCAAGGGTGGCGAGATGATCGATCAGATCAATCATGAACGCCTCTGGTCCGAGAAGCTGCTCTTCGAGATCTACGAAAATTTTCTGACCGAACCAGAGATTCGGTCCATCCTCGAGAACAAGGACATCTGGATGACTGCCGAGGAGGTCGTTGCTCGGCTCAACAAGAAGGCCAAGGCGATGCAGAAGAAGCAGGGCAAGGCGAAGAAGGGTTCCGGCAAATCTGCCGACTGATTACCAACGACTTAGGTAATTCTTAGGAGTTTACTTTCGTGCAGGTATTGCTAAGATATCTGCATGATGAGGACCACGACCAAGTACGTTACGAAGCTGATCGTTGCGAAGCCGTTCACCTACACGGAATTCGGCAATAAGACCCGCACGCTTCGTCCCGGTCGGGTCTTGCGGGTCCGGAAGCACCGGAACTCCTTCTGCTACGCTAGCGACTTCGACATCCGGATGGGCAGCATCATGGTTGTGCGTGTTCCTGTCGAATACCTCAAGGTCAAGTGGCTCAAGGAAACCACGGTCGTTAACGTCACCACCGAGGAAATTCCGGTTAAGTGATTACCAACAACTTAGGTAATTCTTAGGAGTTTACTTTTCCACAGATTTTGCTAGGATATTCCCATGATGAATAACACTGACCTGATCGGCACCATCAATCAAGGCGACATGTACGCCTACCAGACCGGCGCTCTCCAGTCGACCCTGAAGTGGATCGCTGCCGGAGCTGCTCCCGGCGTCACGTCGCTTTCGGCCAAGAACCGAGCTGCCCTCAAGGAGTTCGTCGAGCGTCAGATCGCTCTCATCGAGGCTGATGCCAAGCGTACCGTCAGTCGCCGATAACATGAATAACACCGCTTTCCCTCTCATCAACATAACTCCGGTCAAGTCGGATGACACGACGCACACCCTCATGTGCCAGTCGGCGTACGCGGCCGGTCAGCTCGAGGGGTTCCTCCGGTACTACGTCGCCTACGGTGACCTGCCCGGCATGAAGGTGACCGATCGGGATGCTCTGAAGAAGCACATCATCGAGAAGATCGACGAGTGCTACGCCAAGAGCAAGGCCAAGTATCCGGTCGACTAATCTGTTACCAACAACTAA